GCGTGGGCTGTTGGAGCGCACGAAGTGACGAACGGCATCGAACAACTCTGGGGCGGGCTTGGCGCAGCGGCAACGCTGGCTGGCGTGGCCCTGTATCTGTGGGTACTGAACAGGTTGGATTGATAACACGCAGGATCAGGAGCGGCGAACAATGAGCGATGCCAACACACGAGGCTGCGCGGAGCCGTCTCCTGCATCCGCTGGTTCTCACGGGCCTGTCGCGTGGACTGTGGGATATGGCGGCGGTGGCGGATACTTCACCGACGACGAGCGGAAGGCCGCTTCATGGCGAGATGCTGGGGCAACTGTCGCGCCGCTTTATCGCCAGCCGCAGCCAACGCTCACCGACGAGGAGCGTGAGGCGATTGAGTGGGCGATCAACAAGACTGCGCGCACTTACGACGATCACGAAGGTGGTCCAATGAAGCGAGAGGCACTGCGCGGACTACTTGAACGGACGAAGTGAGAACGACAAGGATCAGGAGCGGCGAGGCATGAGCGACGACAACACGCAGGGCGCGGCCGAGCCGTCTTCTGCATCCGCTGGTTATGCACGGGAGTGGCGAGTCACGCAGCAGTGGTGCGACACGCTCGGCGAATGGCGATACTGCCTACTGCACCCGCACGGCTTCGTCCATTCGTCGTTCGATCGTTCTGTGTACGGGAGAAGCGAGGCTCAAGGGTGGGCCGACACCTACAACATGAACGCTGACAGGGCGGCCGAGTTTCGGGAGTGCCCTTACTGCAAAGACGGGTGCCCGTGGTGTGCATAACACCTAAGATGAGCAGCCCGCAGCAACAGGACGATGCCACCATGAAGGACGCTGACGCGGGTCTGCTCCATCGTGTGGTTAGCCTGCGGATTGTGCCAATCGACCTCAAAGGAGCGAACGCTTTCGTTCGGAAATACCATCGACATCACAAGGCAACTGTGGGGCATAAGTTCAGCCTCGCAATCGCAGACGAGACAGACGCGATACGAGGCGTGGCGATTGTCGGCCGCCCGGTGGCGCGAATGCTGGACAACGGATGGACGCTTGAGGTGAACCGCTGCTGCACGGACGGCGTTCGCAACGGGTGTTCGATGCTCTACGGCAAGGCGTGGCAAGTGGCGAAGGCTCTCGGCTACCGGAAGCTCATCACCTACACGCTGCCGGCGGAAGGCGGGGCGAGCCTTCGCGGAGCTGGGTGGAAGTGCATCGGGGAACGTGGCGGCGGCAACTGGAACGTGAAGTCGCGGCCACGGGTGGACACCGACGTTCTGCTACAGGGGCAGAAGCTACTTTGGGAAGCAGGCTAACCAGTGTTTCTGCAGTTCCGTATAACTCCCGATAATTACACGCTCGCTAGATAACACGCCGCAGATCGACGCCTACCCGCCGCGAAACGACCAGCACCGCCATTACGAAACCGCGATAATGCCGACCGCCACGCTACGCTACCGCCTGCCCGGCGAGCAGGCTGAGTACGACGCCGCGAGGCTGGGAAGCGAGGCGTTGTCTACGCTGTGGCAGATCGACCAGCACTGCCGCAGCCTGCTGAAGCACGGCACGCCGACAGAGGCAGAGGCCGCGCTGGCACAGAGGATACGCGAGATGATCCCGGCAGAGTTGCTGAACATTTGAATTAGGTAATGTCGCCGAAACTAGGTAGTAAATTAGGTAGCACTGCACTACACGCCGCAGAGACAGCCATTCTTGGTGGGCCACCGGCCGTTGGATCGCCATAAAACGGTGGCAGTTTTTTTGCGAAAAAACATGACACTACTGAGCGAAGGGACGGTCGTGACTGAACAGGAAGAAAGCGACGCGCTGATTCGGTTTGCAAGCCGCCGCGTTCTTCATGGAGGGCTCTACGAGTCGTGCTGCAAGGGCTGCCGGTGCCGAATGAGCGTTGATGCCAAGCGGCTGGTCGAGGAGTTTCACGGCAGTGGCCCGTGGTGCTTGGCCTGCTCTGGTGGCGGCGGCTCGCCGGGTAGGGCTAGGCCGCACGAAGCCCATGACCACGCCTACCACGGTGGGCGCTTCTATTCGGCCGAGTGGTGAGGCAAAGTGCGCTCTCGCGGCGACCTACGGTCGTCACGGGCTGCAAGCCTGCCAGCCCCTCGCCATAGGATCGGGGCAGACGGCCGCGTTGCGGGCCTGGACCCGTGCCACCTCGAGGAGATCCCCCATGTCCGAAATCAAGATCCGCCGGCGTTCGCGTACCCTTCCACTTACGCTTACCACGGCGACCGCCGCAGCCACCACGCTCCGCATGGAAGACTTTGCTGGCGGAGTCATTGACCTCGGCACGATGAGCACAGCCGCGACAAGCCTGCAGATGTGGGGAGCATCTGACGAGAACGCACCATATCGACGGGTCTACAAGACCGATGGAAGCGTGGCTGACATCACGCTCGCACCTTCGAGCACCGAGGGCCGCATCTATTCGCTGCCCGACGAAGTGTTCGCACTGCAGTTCCTCCGCGTCGTGAGTGCCACCACGAACAGCACCGGGACCGCCGGGATCGTCACGCTCAAGAGCTAGCCCATGCCGCAGCGTATCGAGATGTGCAGGCCACCAAGGGCCAAGCATCAGATCCGCATGGCGGAGGCGAGACCCAACGCATACAGGCGAGGCTACACAGATGGGCGGCATCGAGCGTGGCGTCGGGCTGTGCTCGAACGTGACGCGTGGACGTGCAGGCACTGTGGCCGGGTGTGTGGGAAGAAAGGCGAGGCGCACGCTGACCACGTGAGTCCTGTGGTCGCCGGCACTGATCACTGCGTCGATGGTCGCTCACGATATGACGTGGAGGTCGGGCAATGCCTGTGTGCTCCATGCCATCAGCGGAAGACGAACGCGGAGGCCGTCGCGTCGCGCGCGAGTTGACGCGCCGCCTAGATTGTGGGCACCCACCGCCTAGGGGTCGCGCACGAAAACGACCGTCTGAGGAAAACCAACTGTGCTGCCGCCCACGCGTGCCGCGGAATAGCCGTTCGATTTTTCCCTGCCCAAAAAACTAGCATGGCAACACGCGGGCGAAAGCCAAAACCAACGCCTCTGAAGATCCTCGAAGGCACGCAACGCGGCGCTCCGAAGCGCGAGCCGAGTGCTCCGCCTGGTGCTCCGCCGATGCCGAAGCGGCTGAACGTCGAACCGCTCGCCGTCGAGAAGTGGAACGAACTGGTTCCGGTTTTGCTCGGGATGAACGTGCTCACGACCGGAGACGGCGAAGCCCTCGCGACTTTGTGCGAGGTCTATGCTGCGGCTCAAGCCTGCCTGCTCGAGCTCCGGGCGACCGGCCCGGTGATGAAGACCGATTTGGGCGGAATAAAACCGAACCCAGCCGGCCCGCTCTACAAGGGGCTCGTGAGCCTGCAAGCCTCGCTCATGACCGAGTTCGGGCTCACACCGTCATCGAGAGTGCGACTTGGCACGAAGCAAGAACAGCCAACCGACGAACTGGCAGATTTCTTCGCCCGCCATCAAGGCGGCTGAAAAATCCGGCGTCTTGCCGAAGATCACCGACACGAAGGCCGAGACGGTCTTCGACTTTTTCCAGAGCATCTTGCGGCACAGCAAGGGCCAGACCGCCGGCAAGGCGTTCACGCTCATGCCGTGGCAGAAGCATGTGCTCGGCAACCTGTTCGGCCGGGTGAAGCCGAACACCACGCGGCAGTATCGGGTCGGATACATCGAATTGCCCAAAAAGATGGGCAAAAGTACGACGCTTGCCGGCATTGCTCTCTATGGGTTGGTCGCAGACGGTGAGCCGGGGGCGGAGATCTACGGTGCCGCCTGCGATCGCGAGCAAGCCGGGATCATCTACCGCGAAGCGGCGTCGATGGTTCGCTCATCGCCTGCCCTGTCAAAGCGACTCGAGGTGATCGACTCGCGGAAGACAATCATCGACCGCACTACCAATTCCTTCTACCGTGTGCTCTCAGCAGACGCGTTCCGGGCTGAAGGGCTGAATATTCACATGCTCCTCTTCGACGAGCTCCATGCCCAGCGTGACCGCCGACTCTGGGATGCTCTCCGCTACGGCGGCGCGGCTCGCCGGCAGCCGCTCATTCTCTCGATCACGACGGCGGGATTCGATCGCAAGAGCATCTGCTGGGAGCAGCACGCATACGCAGAGAAGTGCATCGCCGATCCGGCGTTCGACCCGACGTTCTTCGGGTGCATCTACGCCGCCCCGCCCGACTGTGCGACCGACGGGACGTGGAAGATGCCGAAAGTATGGAAGATCGCGAACCCTTCGCTGGGGCAGACGATCACCGAGGATTCGTTCGCTGCCGACGCTCGAGAAGCAGAGCAGTCGCCGACGAAGCTCAACTCATTTTTGCGATACCGGCTCAATGTCTGGACAACCCAAGACACGAGGTTCTTCAAGCCGGATGCGTGGGCCGCGTGCGGCGGCTCGCTGCGTGAGTTCGGCGACCGCCCGGTGTACGCCGGGCTCGATCTCGCGAGCACGTATGACCTCACTGCCCTGGTGCTCGTGTGCCCGGACCCGTCCGATAACTCACTTGACATCCTGCCGTTCTTCTGGATTCCAGAGTCAAACGCGGCAGAGCGTTCCCAACGAGACAAGGTGGACTATCTCGGGTGGATTCGAGATGGGCACATCCGCGTCACCGATGGAAACGTGACCGACTACACGGTTCTGCATCGCGACATATCGCAAATCTGCGACCAGTACCGCGTGCGGAAACTGGCCGTGGATTTGAAGTTCAACGGGCAGATGCTGGCGAACATGCTGCAAGGGGATGGGGTGGAAGTGGTTGGATACCCACAGGGAGGCCGCGCGATGTCGGCCCCCCTGCGATCACTGGATGCCCTTGTGCTCGCCGGAAAAGCCCGGCACGCCGGGCATCCGGTGCTCTCGTGGAACGCATCGAACTGCGCCGTGGCAGAAGACCGGCACGGCAACGTGTACCCGAGCAAGGCGAACAGCACCGAGCGAATCGACGGCATCGTGGCGTTGTGTGAAGGCATCGCCTGCTGGATGGGTGCCGAGCAACAGCCGAGCGGCACCCCCGAAATCTTCTTCCTATGATCGCACGAAACGAGCACCGCATCCTCTGGCTGCCCGGCGAAGAACGCATGTGGGATGAGGACGCCGGCAGTCGCTCGTCAGCCGGCGTGCGGATCAGCCCCGACAACGCGCTCATGGTCTCGACTGTGTTCGCGTGCATCCGCGTGCTCGCGGAGGCGGTGGCGACTCCTGCCCTCCACGTGCTCGAGCGGATGGGCGACGGCGGCAAGCGACGCGCGACCGAGCTCCCGCTCTACCGAAAACTGAACCTCCAGCCGAACGGGTGGCAGACATCGTTCGAGTGGCGTTGCCAACTCATGCTCCACGCGGGACTCTACAACGTCGCGTACTGCGAAATCGTCCCGGGGCAATCAGGGGCGGTCGATCAGTTGATCCCGCTGCACCCCAGCCGGATGAAGGTGGAGCGATTGGAGAACGGCAAACTCCGCTACAAGTATCGCGAGGAGAAGGGCCAGGAGACGGTCTACAACCAGGAGCAGATCCTCGCGATTCGCGGGCTGACCGAAGACGGCATCAACGGGCTGTCGCCGGTCGAGACGTGCAAGGACGCGATCGCCCTAGCGCGGGCCTACGAACTCCACGGGGCGCGGTACTTCGCCGCTGGTGCCCGGCCCGGCTTCGTGCTCTCGACCGAGGGGCAACTGAACGCCGAAGCCCGCGAGACGCTGGCGAACCAGTGGGACCGAAAGCACGCCGGTGTGGGAAATTCCCACCGAACGGCCGTGCTCACGGGCGGGCTCAAGCCCTACGGATTGCCGCAGAACACGAACACCGACAGCCAGTGGCTCGAAGGGCGGCGATTCCAGATCGAGGAAATCTGCCGGCTCTGGCGCGTGCCGGGTTGGAAAATTCAAGCCGCCGGCTCGACCCCGCCGGGATCGCTAGAGACTTCGTCGCAGGAGTTCCTCACCGACACGATCATGCCGTGGCTGCGGCGATTTGAGTCGGCGTTCACCCGCGATCTGATCGTCGAGGATGACCGCTACGAAGTGTCGTTCGACACCCGGTTCATGCTGCGTGCCGACTCCGCGAGCCGGTCAACGTACTACCGCCAGATGTGGGATCTCGGCGTCTTCAACACGAACGACATCCGCACAGAAGAAGGCATGAACCCGGTCGAAGGCGGCGACGTTCGCTACCGCCCGTTGAACATGGGCACGCTGGGCCAGGAGCCTACGGCGACCGACGTGCTCGCGCAGCAGCAGCCGGGCAGCGGGATCGACGGGCAGGCGGTCGAAGGCGGGCTAGCCGCGGCTGAGGCGGCACCGGCAGAGCCGGCCGCACCGCAAGTCGCCGACGTGTCGCTCAATGGGGCACAGATCACCGGACTGATTGCCATCGTCTCGCAAGTGCCGGCGGGACTCATCACGAAGGATGGTGCAGCGGCCCTCATCGCGGCCTCGTTCCCCAGCATCAACGCACAGCAGATTGCGGCGATCCTCGCCGGCGTGAACGAGAGCATGCCAGCACCGGCACCGGCCGCAGCACCGACGGCTTCTCCAGCCGCACGCTCGCTGCCCGAGATGCGTGCCCTCACGATCAGCATGGACTTCGACCGCACGTTTGCGGCTGATCCGCAGTTGTGGGGAGAGTTCGCCCGCAAGTCGGTGGCCGAAGGCAACACGGTCGTGATGATCTCGCGTCGGCCAGAGGAAGACCGCGAGACGGTGATGAACACACTCGGCGACTATGCCGATG